AGCCCTGCACCGCAGCAGCGGAAATGATTACAGCCGCCAGTGCGTCCAGCGGTTTTTCGCGGTAATCCAGATAGTCCTCAACTTTGTCCGCAATAAACCCGGCTCCAAATACGCCAGCTGCATAGCCAAAGAGGAAATAACCAAATATCTGGCGGCGCGTCAGGTCGCTGACAGTGACGATAAAGCACATAGATCCGGCAAACGCACCGAACGCGATTGAGTAATCTACAGAGGTGATGAATCCCACCAGCGCAGACGTGACAATGCCCCAGCCAGCTACGGTTGCCGTAGCGCCGGTGCTTAATGGCTCAGCCATTAGCGGCCCCTCTTAATGATTAATAAATTCTGATTTACTCGATTAGCTGCTTCAGTTCGCTAACCGTCTGCCGAAATCGTTCCTCTTCCAGCTCAACGCCAATTGCAGAACGGCCCAGTTTTATTGCCGCCTTTATAGTTGACCCTGACCCCATGAAGAAATCAGCCACCACATCACCCGGCCTGCTGCTGGCGTTGATAATCTGCTCCAGCATGTCGGCTGGTTTTTCGCATGGGTGTTTGCCGGGGTAAAACAGAACCGGCTTATGTGTCCATACGTCTGTATAGGGAACCGCTACCGTGACGCCGAAATACCGGCGCAGGGATTTGTACTCCTCCTGCAGCTCCAGATATTTACGGTTGAGTGAGTGGTACGTGTCCACCAGCTGGTGGTGCGGTGCAGCTAACGTTCCTGATTGATGGCGTGCAATGGCTATCTTAGTAAACAGCGCCTGCAATTTGAGGTAATCAGCCTCGCTGGGTAGTTGCCACTGACTGGTGCCGAACCAGTGCGAGACCATGTTCTTCTTACCGGTTGCCGCAACAATCTGGGCAGATGTTACACTCAGCTCTGACCGGGCATTACGGAAGTAATCAATCAGGGGTGTCAGCACCTGCCTTTTTAACTCATCGCATTTCCGAGCGTAGGCGTCTGGTTTGTACGGCCCCTGATAATGCTCTGCAAACAGTATTCGCTCTGTGGCAGGGAAGTAGGCTCGGAGGCTTTCTTTGTGGCAGCCCTTCCAGCGTCCATCAGGCTTAGCCCAGATGATGTGGTTTAGAATGTTGAAACGCTCTCGCATCATGATTTCAATATCAGATGCCAGTCGATGCCCCGAAAATAGATAGATACTTCCGTTGGGTTTTAGCACCCGCCAGAACTCCGCCAGGCAGCAATCCAGCCACCGTAAATAATCCGCGTCCCCTTTCCACTGATTGTCCCATCCCTCCGGTTTCACTTTGAAATATGGCGGGTCGGTAACAATCAGGTCAACTGAATCGTCCGGCATGGTTTTCAGCACGCGCAGACAATCGGCATTGAACAATTCAACGCCGGGCATCGTTATTTTTTGCATCACATTTTCACAATATATAAACAGGTAAAAACCAGGAATAAAAAAACCCGCTCGGCGGCGGGTCTTAAAGAGGGGTTGCTTGCGGATGCAATCGTGCGAAGCATACAGGTATTTAATCAGTCACTGGCTCACGATTCAAGTAAAATCTTTTGGCGTTTAATTCAAAGGCATCATTCATCGGCTGATAAAGCATATATTCAGCAACTGATAACCATGTTTTTATACGGCGTCGACAGGTTGAGTAACTCCAATCGGGGTGATTCTCATTAAGTTCATCAGCAAGGTCGCGCATGCTCACCCTGTCGCGGTAATGCCTTTCAATAAGGTGGCGCAAAGGTTTATCATTAATTAGAACGCTGGCGATAACTCTATCCATAGCCAACGCTTCCTCATCTGTACAGAATGTCAGGCTTGAGCGCTGACTTTCCCGCATCATGTTTTCCATCCACGACTCCAGCTCTTTAGAACAACCTATTCTTTTCAGCTTCTTTAGGACGTTGCTTAAATCGTTGAGTGTGACGACATACCGTTTCAAAAGTTTTTTGAACATGTCCGGCGCTTCAGGGCATTCATTAATTGCTGACCAACGGCCCCACATTTTTAACTTCCCTTGAAGCCAGGTTATTTCTAACGTCCTTAACATACAATTATTATTAAAATTATTATGGGGTGAAAAATACATCATTACCCCCCCACAAATATAATAAAATATTTTTCATCTTTAACCTCCACACTAAAACTTTAATCTGGACAATTAATTTTTTTGAGATTCATCAATTTAACTCAGGGCGTCTGCAAACACCTTAAGCCACAGCCATTATAAACATAACAAAGAAGCACAACCATGATATAAGTTAAAAATAGGGAGGATATTACTATTGAAAAACTCACTGAAGGATTAGTGACATAGAGAGAGAGAAAATCAGGAAAAAAGATAAAGCTTAGTTTGTTTAGTAAAACTCTAATTCAGCAAACACGATTAAACGAAAGACCCATATCCAATCGCATAGATTCAATTACTTTCCAGTCTAGTGGCCATTTATCTTCAAGGGCACTTTTTCTGCGCTTCATCAGCCAATAAATAAATACAATAACGCCCTGCATATAAAACTTATTTTCAGCCATTTTCTCTTTAATTAATCCACCGATAAACTCATTTTTTTGGACAAAAATTTTAATGTCATCTTCGAAGGTATCATCAATCAAGTATTTAAATGTATCTAAAATTATAATAGTGGAATTGAGTTTTATAGGCTTAACACCAGTTAAATCTTCAAAAAGTGAATCCAATAATGATTCGCAATGTGAAACAGTCGCAGGCTCTGTTTCCCCAACAACCTTCAAAAAGAATTCGTCGGCAGTTTCAATAAACGCCATAGTTTTAGCAATAGTACGGGTAACTTCCGGCTCAATTAATGTTTTCTTTTTATAAACAGCATCATGGGTTAGTTCAGCATAAGCATGTTGTAAAAGAGAACGAACCTGGATTTCACAAGGTGTATTTTCCTTAATAAAAATTTCGGATTCATTAATGTTCTGCCGGTTTCTAACAATAAAATGATGCGATTGATAAGTAAAAAGCATAGGCTCGGCAATACGCTCTTCTTGGTAATTCCTGCAATGCAGTAAATCCCATCCCAACGTTTCCGAAACCTCAGCAATAGTCTGGCAGACTTTATCAGCATCGCTTTGAAGCATGACTACAAATCTCACTCCAACTTTATCTTCAATATCGTCGTAGGGATTTTTGTATTGTTTATTTCTATAGAAAGCCTTATCAATTAAGGAGTTATCATCCTTCAATCGATGCATGGCAGGGATTTTTAGAAAGTTTTGAAGATCGACCTCCAAAGAGGTCGAAAGTGATTCTGAAATTTTTTTGACAATGAGTTTCCCCCAGGCATCATACATTGCCTTTTCAGCAAGCCAACGTTCACGAAACTCATTCTCATTCATTACTGATCAATAATCCGGTCTTTTATTAAAATATTAGTCCAAGTTGGTTGATAACCATCCTCATCAACATCACCTTCAACACTTTCAATGCTGACTAATTCTTCAAAAACATCCGATGGTGCACTGATACGAATATTCTTACTGAATTTTACACGCCTACTCTTCAGTTTGCTAGTAATGTATTGTGTATCCTTTATAAAAGGGGAAACCTTAAAGTCAGCATCATCAAGATAATTTCTAAAATTATCAATATCTTGGGTAGACATATACGAATTAGCGAAACCCATAGGATCAATTTTTTGAGATTTTCCTGAATTGAGATCAGCATACAGAACGTTGTACAAATCGATTCTTTCTTCGTCGCTAACATCCATATTTTTAATAAACTTAGTTGCTAAGTCAAAGTAGTGTTTAGTCGTTCTGGCACTTGATGACGGATAATCACAACCTAAAAATGTTTGGTAAAAATATTGAGCTGCAGCTTTCCCGTCAGATCTATCGATTTGGGAGTCTGAAATGTGCACCATCCACGCATCTTTAAGCGGGGTTTTGGCTTTAACATTATCCCGTTTAAAAAACCCGGCACATTTGTAAAGCCTAGTTGAAGGCGTCAGTAATAATTCTTTAACGTGCTCTAGAGAAATAAGTCCAGTTTTAGCGTCTTGTTTTTTTTGATAACCACTATAGAGATCAGCTTTTATAATCCCTACCATAGGCAACTTATTGTATTGATAAAAAGCACTGAAAACTACGACAATACCACCGGGTAGGCCACGGCGAGTTTGAGCTTCAGAAAGATTTTTAGCGATTTCATATGTGTTAGATATAAATTCTTCATCAGTGCAATTATGCAATTTATCAACATAATAAGGCGTGCTATCTTTTTTTTCATTTTCTACCACCATTTCAACTGCAGAAGAGTCATGTCCTAATGAAGTTATTATGCGAGCTTTGAAATCATCTAAAGCTTCAATATCAAACTTTATTAATTCCTTTCCCTTTCCCGGTGGGACTTCCTTATTATCTTCACCGCGTGGGAAAATTTGGTGGATAGCAATCTTACCTATCGTTAGCTGTACAAAGTTCATAGTGGGCTCTTATTTATCTATTGATTTAGAGGGTTCGTCAGCGGTCGAGCTATAAATTTGAGCCCACTCACTTGCATCTTTTTCCCAAACGCTTTGATAGTTATTGAAGAGATCCTTTACACGCAATAAATCTTCTTCTTTGTCATCTAATACTTTCAACTCATTTTGTAAGTTGTATAAACCAAACAACGTGGACTTCTGCCTCATCCAGAGTTTTTTATAATCAAAAACAGCCATCCAGCCATTTACTATCGTAAGTAACAAACCTAGAGCAAGAGCAATGTTTTTTTGGATAACTGTGTGCTCAGGCCAATCTAAGCCAAGTATGGCTGTTATCGCCGCACTTAAACCTATTGAGCCTGCAGTGACTGTTTGAAAAATGCGCTTATTCTTTTTGCACTTAGGTTTGATTTTGTTTATTTTTTCTTCAACCATTCCAATAAGAATGATTCTTTTTGAGTTAGGCGTCATGGAACCCTACAAGATGTTTTTATGTATATGTCCGTCTCACATCTAACACTCACAAAAAAACCATTATAAATCATAAAGTTGATTTGTGGTGTTCAATATTTAAAACTGCACAATGATTACTTTCATTAACCAAATAGTCAATATTAAAATCAGCGAAATCCGAAAAAAAATCAACAGAGAAGCTCAAAAAGAAACCACCAGACCGGAATCTAAACTTTTATCTAGAAAAAATTTAATTAAGTTATTGTTTTTTTAGGAGATTTGATATTGATGTGATTTTTAGCTTTTGCTTATTCATATCCCTTAAGGGCGGTATAACAAGGGTTAAGCAATAGGCTTTACTAAAAAAAATCTGATTAGAAGGTTTGTAAGATTTCTTAATCGCATGATATATAAGAAAATATAAGTAATTTATGCTAAGTGCATTAATCTTAAGTTAAAACTTAAGAAACTAGTCCTGGGCAGACGGAATTCGTTTTTGTGGCATCCGTCTGCAGTAGTGCATTACTACAAATTATTAAATTTTAGGCAGGAATTATAGTAATTAGGACGCTTTAAAATTGATGAAATCACTCAGTATCCTCCATATCAAGTATCGACAGATGACCGGCAATCTCGCGGATGGCCTGACGCAGCATGCGGTAATTTGACCAGCAATCACGGTCGGTCTGTTCCACCAGCTCGATGAACTTCTGAACCGTGCATGGCTGGTCCTGCCGCAAATTAATCAGCACGCTGGAGAACCGCTGCAACTGCTCTGCCACCACTTCTGGATCATCATGCTGCTCAGATAACCACTGCTTGATCGCTTGGTCGTCCTGGTGTTGCTGGATGAATCGCAGGGCTGACTGGATGGTTTCCTCTGGGACAACTACGTGCTCAGGGTGCTCTACAGAGTCTGCCGCCCATGTGTGTGCATATTTAGACTGAGCGTAGGTATATTGGGATTTGATTTTGAACGCCGCCTGAATACAGGCCCAGACCTCGACGCCGCTCTGCTCCAGAATTTCATGTTTCAGCAGCGGCAGGTCATCACCCTCGTCGTTCTCTGGCTCAGTCGGTGCCGGTTGTCCACTGACGGACGCTGTAACGCCGTAATGTTCTCTGGCGGCCTGAATAATATCCATCAACTCAGCCATCTGCAGGTCAGTCTCAAGCGTCAGAGTAACGCGTGCGCCCCCCTCATCCTGCTCTGCCTGGCAATGTTTGGCTAACAGCTCTACCAGCTGACGGGTTTGTTTTGCGCTGAATTGTGGCAGTGCGGCGGCTTTGGTTAATTTTTTCTTGCCCGTCGCTTTGGCCTTTTCCAGTTCAGTCTTCGCTACTTTGCCCGCTGACGCGCCGTGTTCACGCACCAGCGCGACGGCAGTGGTGGCGGCAACCTCTTTGTTTTTGACCAGTGCGATAAGCTCATCACCAGACGTCATCAGCGCCAGATGGTTTTCAACGTCAGTAATCGACCGTTTCACTTTTTTAGCAATCTGCGCGGGTTCCCAGCCCTGATTAATTAGGCGCTGATATGCCGCTGCTCGCTCCAGTGGTTCCAGTGTACGTCCCTGACTGGATGTGACCATGAAGGCGATACGGTCCGCCTCACTGCCCACGAGATCTTTGCATTCTAGGCGGATGTCATAACCGGCCTCCTGTGCCAGTTTGGCCCCGTAGTAACGGTGATGGCCATCAATGATTTTGATGCCCTGCTCTGTTACCTGCACAGCGAGCGGAGGCACATGCTCACCAGCGATGTAAGAGTCGCGGAATTCCTCGACGTGGGTCTGATCGATTTCCCGGATGTTGTAACCAATCTCGACATAGAGTTCATCAACGCCCAGCAGGTAGGTTTTGCGGGTAGTGATGTTCGTTTCAGTTTTAGATTTATTGTCGTAAATTTTTGATAGTGTAGTCATTTTTTAATATCCCTTAATAACCGCGAAACCCTTCTGGGGTGGCGTAATCGACTGGTGAAATGTCTGTGATTGACCGCTGAACCGGGCCAAGCCTGAGTACCAGTTCATCCCACTTTTCGCGGAGCTTTGACGGGCTGAGGATATTCCGGCACCAGAACGGATCGCTCTGAACACGTTTGTACATCTTGCAAATCTGGTAGTGAGTACGCTGGTCCTGTGAGCACATCAGGCGCACGTCGTTAGCCCACGCGGTCCAGTTGGGTTCTCGTGGTCTTGCCAGCTCGCCATCAGTCTCGGCGGCCTTTTCGTAGAGGTGGATGATTTGCTCCCATATCCACTGCGCGCACTTCAAGTCCTCATCACTGCCCCACATAGTTCTTTTGGGACTGCTCACCACCGTATCTGGAGGAACCGATAGAGATTTATCCACAGGCAAGCCGTCCGGTGGCGAAGCGTCCGGACAAACAGGGGTTTTATCTGATGGATCATGTTTTGAATTTACTGACGGATCGTCGCCAGATTCTGGCGGGTGAAAACCCGCATTTTTGCCAGATTCCGACGGGTCAAAGTTTGAGGGTTCAAAATTTGGTGCATCAGATTTTGACGCGTCAGATTTTGATGGGTCAGTTTTTGATGCATCAGATTTTGATGGGTCAGATTCTGGCTGGTGAGCATAGGCAGCTTCTCGCAGTTTCCCGACGTTCAGCTGGTACATGTTCGAGGTGTTACGGTTCCCCTTACGCCGAGTGGTACTGGTCAGCCAGCCATCGGCCTCTAGCTTGCGTATCGAAGTGCGCACAGTGCTGGAGCCTGCGCCTATTTGACGGGCTATGGTCGCGATTGACGGCCAGCAGATGCCCTCATCGCTGGAGAAATCAGCCAAACGCGCCATGATGGCCACGCTGGTGATTTTCATACCTGACGCCGCGCAACCGTCCCAGACGTATGCAGACAATTTAACGCTCATCACTAACTCTCCTGAACTTC